CAAAGTTTTTGGCCACATATACAATCTTGGGAGTGCTAATAATTATTTCATTTCAAATCCTTTGCTTCCAAATGTTGGTTTTAATTTTGATCCATCAAAGCAAGCAAGTGCAAAGATTTTTGTCAACAAAATTCAAGTATTTAAAGGAGTTATTCGCCTACTTGAAATCAAAATAAATAATGGGGCCATTGATTATGAGTGTGCAGTATTTGGAGAGTTGGGAGGATTAGCAAATGCAATCGGGAATAAAACTTTAGAGGATTCAGAATTTGCAAACTCATTTAATACTTACAATGTTGCCTGGACTGAGGGAAATATAACTAATTCTTGGAATGCAAGTGGAGGCACCGGAGTGGTGTTTCCTTTTATTGATTACGGAAATATTCGGAACGGAACGCACAATATTCATATGGATGCATTTAGGCCCGCATTCTTTGTTCACGAAATATTAGACAAGATAATTAAGAATGCAGGATACACATATGATTCGGCTTTTATGGATTCGCCATTCTTTAAAAACTTAATAATTCCGAATAATACTTCGGAGATGGAACAAGTAAGGGCCAATCTATTAAATGCTCAAATTTTTAATATTATAACAACGGCTACGGATTATGCCTTTGTATTTGGAAGCATTAACCAATACTTATTTACAAATTCGGGAGGTATTACCTTTACATTTACCGGAACTACTGGCACGGTTGGAAACTTTACGATCAACGGAAGTGGATTAATACGCACAAATCAGAATGCGACCATTACTTTATACAAAAATGGTGCGGCGATTCAGACTTTTTTGCTTGCCGATAACAACAATAACGAATCAGTATTTACAATTAATTCGACAATAAGCCAAACCCTAACAAATGGCGATTACTTTTCGATGGATATTTTATCAAGTTCGGCAAGTAATGGATCATTTAGATTCACAATTGACAACATAACTTTAGATTTTAATTCGACTAATCCCCAGGTATTGACTGCAACGTATGGGGCCACGTTAATTATGTCCAATTTATTTCCTAAAGGAATTTATCAAAAGGATATTTTAGCGAGTATTTGCAGAATGTTCAATTTATACGTTTACGAATCCCCTAATCAATACAATCATCTATTAATTGAACCATATGTAAACTTTTACGCAGTTGGTGGATTTGTAAGCATTGATGATACGACTGATTTACTTTTGCACGGAGAAGCTGGAGATAGTACCGGATTAATTTCTATTTCAAATACTGATATTGCTGATCCTTTAGATTGGACTTTAAAACTTGATTATTCAAAAGAAATTTCAATCAAGCCAATGTCTGAAATAAATGCCAGGTACTATGATTTTAAATACAAAGAGGATGATGACTATTTAAACGATGCTTATCATACAAAATACAATCAATCCTATGGCGATCGAATTGAGGATGTAAATTTTGGATTTACTTCTGATCATCAAGCCATTGATTTAATTTTTTCTTCTTCCGTTTTAACAGCAAGTTCCGGAGATGAAAAATTAGCAGTTGGAATATTTAAATTAAACGATGCAGTTCAAGAAAGAAAGGATTCTAACATTCGGATTTTACAATTCAAAAAGAAAACGGTAAGTCAGTCGTGGAATTTAAAGGAACCATCGGCGGAAGGTGAAGGGAATAAACAAACCGGAATCACATCTTACGGATATGCTGGACATTTTGATGATCCTACAAATCCGACAAGTGATATAAATTTTGGGGTGCCTAATGAAATTTTATTTACGTTAATGATTCCTTATCCAAATGCAAATTTGTACACGGCTTACTGGGGATCATATTTGGCCGAGATCACAAGCAAGGATAGTAAATTATTGAGTTGCTATTTATATCTAACGGCCCAGGACATCAATTCTCTTGATTTTTCAAAACTGATTTATCTTGAAGGATGCCTTTGGCGATTAAATAAAGTAATCGATTTCAATCCGTCAATCAACCAAACGACTAAGTGCGAATTATTAAAGGTAATTGAATTAACATATTCATAAGATGGCTCAAGAAGTTGTAGGTATAAAATTAGAAACGGACACCCGAAGTCTAAGATCGCAGTTTAAAGAGGCGATGGCTGAACTTGCAAAATTGCAAAATCAAGCCGGGGCAACAAGTAAGGAAATTGCCAATGCAGCCAAAAAGGCGGCAGAGATAAAGGATAGGATTGCAGATGCAAAAGGAACAATTGACGCATTTAATCCGGATGCCAAATTTAAATCATTTGGTCAGGCTATTTCGGGAGTTGCTGGTGCTTTTGCTGCGGCTCAGGGTGCATTTGCCTTATTCGGAATTGAATCAGAGAACGTACAAAAGCAATTATTAAAAGTTCAAGGTGCTTTAGCATTATCACAAGGTTTAAACACGGTTTTAGAATCAGTTGAAGGTTTTAAAAACTTAGGTAGAGTAATTCGTGATACTGTTGTAACATCATTTACAACGCTTAAAGGAGCAATTACTGCAACTGGAATAGGTGCTTTGACTATTGCTTTAGGGTATTTAATAGGAAATTGGTCAACATTAACGGCTAAATTAACTTCTGCATTTCCAATTTTAGTTAAAATAGGCGAAACAATTGGGGCAATAACCGATAAATTAACTGATTTTATAGGCATTACTTCACAAGCAGATCGTGATTATGAGAAGGCAAATGAAATATTTCTTAAAAGAAAGACCATTATTGAAGGTCAAATCGAGTTATTATCTGCACAAGGTAATAAAGAGAAAGAAATTTATAATTTAAAAAAGGATTTAGTAAATCAAGAAATTGCCAATTTAGAAAATAAAAATAAAACAGTTGCTGGATTAAATAAGGATGAAAAGACTGAATTAATAAAGAAGGAAAATGAATTATTGGTTTTGGATGCTGGCTTTAAAAAATACCAATTAGATCAACAAAAGCAAGCAAATGAAAAACGAAGGAAGGAACAAGAAGATGCAGATAATAAATTCAATGATAATTTGCAAAAAGAAGGAGAAACTCAATTTGCAAATAATAAAAAAATAATAGATCAAATTAATCAGTTAAGATTTGATCAATTACAAACTGAAATAGATACATTAGATAGATCTAATTTAATAAAAGAAAACGATTTTGAACAAGATAATATTCGCTTACAATTAACAAAGGAAAGATATTTAGAGCAAAGAGATTTAGAATTAAATGCAGTAGAAAATACCGAAGATGCAGAAATTAAAAAACTGCAAATTAAAAAGAAATATGCTGACTTAATATTTAATATCGATAAACAAGAGGAGGCAAATACAAAAGCGAGTGAAATATCAAAATACAATTTAAAATTAAAATATGCAGATTTAGCAATTCAATTAGGGCAAGTTTTACAACAAGCAGCCGGTCAAAATAAAGATTTAGCCATTGCTGGAATTATTGTTGAGCAAGCCGGTGCGATTGCTAAAATTACAATGAGCAGTCTTGCAAATGCAAGTGAAGCCGGTTTCCTAACTCCAAAAGGAATTGCAGAATTAGCCGCTGGTGCTTTAGGTGTTGCAAGTGCAGTTATTGCCGCAAAAAATGGAATTGATACAATTAATAGTACAAATATTCCTGGAAGTAGTTCGGGTTCTGCACCTTCAGTAAATACATCCGCACCAATTATGCCTACTTATACGGCACCACAAGCTACAAGATTAGATCAACAATCTTTAAATACAATTTCAAACGTAGTAAATAGAGCCTATGTAGTTGAATCAGATATTAGTGGAGTTACAAAACGAGTGCAAAGAATAGAAAACGCAGCAAGGATATAAAATAAAAAAACCGATACGAATAAACGAAATCGGCTTTTTTGATTGTTAAAGGCATTACAAATATAGAAATAGTTTTTTAATAAACAAATAAAAATATGAATTTACCAATTTATCAATTAGAAATCAGCGATGATATCAATGATTTAAGTGAGGTTGACTTTGTGGCATTGGTTGACAAGCCAGCTATTGAAAAGAATTTCCTAAGATTTAATGAATCACGGACAAATTTTGTGATTCAATCAGAAGAAAGGCGAATAGTTTCGGGGCCATTGATGTTAGCCGATACACCGATCTACCGAAATGATGAGAATGGCGAGTATTATGTAATGTTTACAAAGCCAACAATTGAGAAGATTGCACAAAAGTTTTTTAAGAAAGGATATCAATCAAATGTAAACTTGATGCACGACAACAATCAGGCAGTCGATGGGGTAACTATGTTTGAAAGTTGGATAGTTGACCAAAGTAGAGGCATTGCATCGATGAAAGGTTTTGAGGATGCACCAGATGGCTCTTGGCTTGGTTCATTCTTAGTAGAAAACGATTCAGTATGGTCAAGAATTAAATCAGGAGACTTTAAAGGATTCTCGGTGAAAGGATTATTCAACTATAAAAAAGAAAAGGCTAAGATGTCAAAGGATGAAGAAATTTGGAATAGAATCGTAGAGGTATTGAACGGAGTAGAAATTTAAACGATAAAGTTTAGGCTAAAAATTATTTAAAGACAAACAATAAATTATTTTATGAATTTTTCAGAAGCAATTGAAAAGATTAAGGTAATGTTGGCGGAGGAATCCCCAGCAGTTGACCAAGAAAATGCACCTGAAGCAGTTACCGAATTAAAGTTTGAAACGTACGATTTAAAAGATGGTACTAAAATCGAATTATCAAGTTTAGTAATTGGTGCAGATGCTATGCTAATGGATGAAAGTGGTAACACGGCAATGGCTCCGGATGGAGAGTATGAATTAGCCGATGGAACTATGATCACGGTTGTAAGTGGTAAGGTTGATGGAATTGAAACTCCGCAAGCCGAAGCACCTACGGCAGAAGAAGCCCCAATGCCGGGCGGAATGGAATCAGATAAATTTGAATCAGTTCAAGCAGAAATCGATTATTTGAAAACTGAGAATCAAGAGTTGAAAGCCCAATTGGAAGCAATGAATACTAAATTTTCACAAGGTTTTTCAGATGTGATTGTAGCACTTGAATCAATTTCAAAGATGCCATCAAGCGATCCAATTCAAGCACCAAAGAACAAATTTGCTTTGGTAGAAAAGAAGGAAGATAAGATCGCAAGATTTTTAGAAAGAGTAAAAAGTTTAAACTAATAAAAAGAAAATAATATGTCATTCGTAGTAAGTTCATTATCGGATTACACCATTCAGAACGCACAAGAATTGGTGGTTTCCTCAGTTTTGGGTTCCAAGACTGCAACCTTGATTAAGGCCCAAGGTAATGTGATGGTAGGTGTTAAATCTGCTGAAACAATCAACATTATGGATACTGATTCAGTATTCCAGGACGGTGCTTCTTGTGGTTTTACTGCATCAGGTACTACAACGTTCACACAACGTACGATTACAGTTGGTAAAATTAAGGTTAACGAGGCTTTATGTCCTAAAGATTTGCAAGCAAAGTATTTGCAACAAGCATTGCCAGCTGGATCACGTTATGATTCAACTATCTTTGCTGCTGAATTTGCACAACGCAAAGCGGACAAAATTGCTTCAGCTTTAGAGGTTGCAACTTGGCAAGGAGATACCGGATCCGGTACTGCGAACTTGAACAAGTTTGATGGTTTCATTAAGTTAATTGCTGCGGCTTCTGCATCAGTAATTCACGCAAACGCATCAGGATTTTACGGAACTCCGTTGGCTGCTTCTGCTGGTATCACTACATCAAACGTAATTGCAGTAATCGATGCAATCTACCGTGCTATTCCTGCTGAGGTAGTTGCTAAAGATGATACGGCTATCTTTGTTGGTATGGACACTTTCCGTTTGTACACGATCGCATTAAAGAACGCAAATTTATTTGCTTACAATATCGATACTAAGGCAGATGCTGAATTTATTCTCCCAGGTACAACCATCAAAGTTATTGCTTTGCAAGGTTTGAATGGAACTAACAAATTATATGCTTCTCGTATTTCTAACTTGTTCTTAGGTGTTGACCTTTTGAATGAAGAAGAAAAATTTGAATTATTCTACGCAAAAGAAGCGGATCAAGTACGTTTTGTTTCCGAGTTTAAGTACGGTGTAAACTTTGCTTTCCCAGCGGAAATCGTTGACTTTATCTTAGCTTAATAATCCTAATTCGGGGAGATTCATTGGATTGGACTCCCCTTATTTTAACATTTAAATAATAAAATTATGGCCTTAGCATCGTGTGCATTAACCCAATCATATGCGTTGGATTGTCGTGATAGCTTGGGTGGAGTTACCGAAGTATATTTCATTGAGGCCCAAAACGTAACAAGTGTTACGGAGGCTTCCGGTGGAGGTACATTAACTGCGATTACAAAAGCAGCATCGAAGGTTTTTAGAAAATATGAATTGGTGCCTGGCACTTCTTCTTTGACTGAAACAATCAATGCAAATCAGCAGAATGGAACGGTATTCTACGCACAAGAATTATCAATCATTTTAAATAAGTTACAAGCAAATACACGGAATGAAATCCTTTTGTTAGCACAAAACAATCTTAAAGCAGTTGTAGGTGATGCAAATGGAAAGTATTGGTATTTAGGTCGTGTTAATTCAATTATGGTCTCAGGTGGTAACGGTGCAACCGGTACGGCTCAGGGAGATCGTAGTGGTTATACATTAACTTTATCGGGTGCGGAAAAGCAAATGGCACCGGAGGTTCAAAGTTCAGTTATTGCAGGATTAACAACGTAATAAAGAAAAGTAGTTTGGTTGATTACTTGGGGAGGCATTGGTCTCCCCTTCTTTATTTATAACTAATTTTCATTTTGCTATTTAGTTCTAAGATGATTTATTTAGAAAAAGGAAAATCAAGTACGATTGTATTAACATTAAGCGAAAAGGCCCAATTGTATTCGCCTAATTACCTATTCGTGTTTAAATCAAGAAGCACAAACGAGGTCATCAAATTTATCAAATTAGTTGGAAGCGATGAAAGCCCAAACGAGGATAGATTTAATACGTTTACAATTGCAACAAATACTTATTTCGCCAATTCATTGAAGGGAGAGTGGTCATATTCAGTTTATGAGCAAGCCAGCACATCTAATTTAAATACAAGTAAAACGACAAGTTTAATCGAAGAAGGTCAAATGATTTTATCGGATGGAAACGTATTTAGTTTTTCATCTTATAATAGTCAAGCAAATACATTTATTGTACGAAATATATGAATGATTTATTTTTTCTTTCCTTTGCGGAGGCGAGACAACCCGAATATAGAGAGAAGAAAGGCGAAGGCGGTGGATACATTGAGTTCGGTGCAAAAAACGATTATCCAAATTATTTGGTAGAATTATTAAACAAATCTGCCAAACATAATTCTATTATCAAAAGCAAAGTAAACTATATTACTGGTAACGGATTTAAAACTAAAGGCCCTGATCCGGTTGGCGAGCAATTCATCGAACAAGCCAATCCATATGAATCATTAAATGAGATTTCAAGAAAGGTTTCGATTGACATCGAGACTTTTGGAGGTGCTTATTTAAATATTATTTGGTCAGAAGGTGGCGAAATTGTGTCGAGCATTTACCATTTAGATTATACAAAGGTTCGTACGAATGCAGATAATACGCAATTTTGGTATTGCGAGGATTGGAATGATCGTAAATTTAAAAAAGAGGTTTACAATGCATTTAATACGCAGTTAAGACAAGGAAGTCAAATTTTATATTTAAAGGAATATCGACCAAATCTAAATGCTTATGCATTGCCAGGTTATTATGGGGCCTTAAATTATATTGAATCCGATATTGAGATTTCGAAGCACGTTTTGGGTAATGCACAAACCGGATTTAGTGCATCCAAATTAATTACCTTACCGAATGGCGATCCTTCGGATGATGAGAAAAGAGTAATTGAAAGAAAGTTTACAAATCGTTTTTCGGGTGCAGATGGTAAAAAATTTATTCTTTCATTTACTACTGATCCAAGCAGAAAACCGATCATTGATGATTTAGGTGCGAGCGATATAACAAAAGAGGATTTCGGAAATGTGGATAAAATGATTCAGCAAAATATTTATGCTGGTCATCAAATCACTTCGCCTGATTTATTTGGTATTTCTACACCTGGGCAGTTGGGAAGCCGCCAACAAATGCGAGATAGTTATGAAATATTTAAAAATACTTATGTCAACGATAAACAAATATTTATTGAACAAATATTCTCTGAACTTGCCAAATTACACGGTGCATCTGAGTCTCTTGAAATAATCCCAGTCGAACCAATTGGATTCGAGTTTAGTGAACAAGCAATTTTAGCCGTTGCACCTAAAGAATGGATTTTGGAAAAATTGGGAATTGATATGACTAAATATCAACCGCAAACGGTTGCAGAAACACCACAACCTACGGCTCAAATGAAAAGCAAATTTTCAGAAGATGAAGTAATTAAAATATTCTCTGAATTTGGAGAGGATAAAGAAAGTTATTCAATCTATAAGACAAGAAATGTATTTGAAGAATCGGCAAATATTGAGTTTGCAGTAAATGATATTAACCAATTAGAGGCTAATGTTTTAGATCAAATTCAAAAGCAAAAACAAATATCAATTGAGGTTATTGCATCGACTTTAAAAGTTGATCCGACTATGATTGAAACGGTGGTTAAAAACTTAGAAAAAAGGGGAATTTTAACATCAAAGGAAGTTAAAGGTACAATTGAAAGAACATTGGTAAAACCTTTAAGCAAATTAAATGCACCAAAGCCAACGACAACAACATTCCAGGTACGTTATTCCTATGAGTGGAGGCAAGATGTACCGATAAGTGAAAGGAATACATCGGCACACCCATCACGACCTTTCTGTGCAAGATTAATGCAGTTGAATAGGCTATATTCAAGATCAGAGATTCAAACGATTTCGGCAAGGTTAGGTTATTCAGTATTTGATAGGCGAGGTGGATGGTGGACTATGCCGGATGGAGAGCATTCGCCAAGTTGTCGCCATATTTGGTATGCACAAACCGTAATTAAAAGAGATTAAAAATGAGGAATGTATTATTTATAGGGGCCAATACAATCAAGGAAAGAACCACGGTTCATTCGAATGTTGATGATAAAAATATATTGTCTATTATCAAGACTACGCAAGATATGATGATACTGCCAGCGTTGGGAACGGGTTTATACGAAAGATTGCAGACCGGTATCACTAACAATGACTTATCAGCTTTAGAATTGACTTTACTGAACGATTTTATTACGGATTGTTTGACATATTTTGTCCTCTCTGAATTGCCTTTTGAATTGTCTTATCAGTTTTACAATAAAGGTTTAGTTCGTAAAAGTTCAGAAAATACGGATACTCCATCAATGCAAGATTTGATAGATATTTCAAGTAGGTATCGTGCCACGGCAGAATTTTACACTGAACGAATGATTAAGTATTTAAAGCAAAATTACAATTCTTATCCGTTGTATTTGAATCCGGGTACTGGTGTAGATGTAATGCATCCCGATCACGATGGTTATAAAACTTCGATATTCTTGGGTGATGATTATGACAATCGGAATTTAAGTTTTGAAGAAAGATACCAAGGCGATCACGGAATATGTTAATTAAATTATGCCCAAAGCATTTTCAACCAAAAACATTAATAAACTCAAAGTTTATTTAGAATCAACGAATGGTACGACAATTAACGCTGAATCAAACGGTACAACTAATCAAGGAACTGGGCCAAAGCCACGAGCAAATTGATTCGGTTTACTTTGGAGATCTATGGGAATTTTTAAATACTGATAATATTTATCCGGCTTTATTTTATTCATTGACCGGAACGCAGATACAAGGAAAGATTTTAACGCATTCATTTTCTTTGTTCTTTTTTGATCGAGAGATTCAAGATGAGAATAACGAAACGGATGTTTTATCTGATCGGTTAATAGTGGCCCAGGATATTTTGTCAATGATGAAAAATCCAACTTTTGATTGGGAGATTGAGGATAATGTAAGCATTGAATATTACACGGAAACAGAAGTTGATTTTTTAAGTGGTGTTAAAATGGATGTAAGTATATCATTTCCGTATTTATCAGATAGATGTACTTTACCGGAAGATTTCAATTATTTAGAGTGGTTAGCAGAATAAAAAAATAACAAATATGGGTTCTTACAAAGTCTTATACGACTATCCTAATTATGCTTCATTGCCAGCGGTGGGCGATGTTAGTCGGCTTTATATTACGAACGATACGAATACTTTATATCGTTGGGTAGATGGGGCATATCACTTCTTTACGACTACTTCGGTGCCTTGGGGTAATATAGATGGAGTGCTAACAAATCAAACGGATTTGATGGCAGTATTGAATGGAAAACAACCATTAATTACTGCTGGAACTTCGGCCCAATATTATAGAGGAGATAAGACCTTTCAAACTTTAAATACTACGGCAGTTCCGGAAGGAACAAACCTATATTGGACTGATGCACGATTTAATACTGGGTTTAGTGGTAAAAGTACGACCAATTTAACGGAAGGTTCCAATCTTTATTATACGGATGCACGTTTTGATTCACGTTTAGCCACAAAATCAACGAGTAATTTAACGGAAGGAAGTAATTTATACTGGACAAATGCAAGATTTGACACACGTTTAGGATTAAAAACTACATCTGATTTATCGGAAGGTTCGAATTTATACTACACGGATGCACGTTTTGACACAAGATTTAATACAAAAACAACCGATAATTTAACAGAGGGTAGTACAAAATTATATTATTCATCTTCGAGGTTTAATGCGGATTTCAATAATAAGAATACTGATAATTTGCCCGAAGGAAGTACGAATTTATTTTGGACACCAGCACGATCACGGAACGCGTTGACTTTGCTCACGGTTGGAACAAGTGGATTAGCCACATACAATTCGACTACTGGCCAATTAAACATTCCTCAATATCAAGATTTACTTGTTAATCCATTAGTTGGTGCCGGTGCTTCATTCTATGTGCCAAGGTATTCGGGAACAACTTCATTAACTCCAGGTTTAATTTATGACAATGGAGTGTATGTTGGAATTAATCGAACAAATCCATTTTATACATTAGATGTCAATGGTACTTTAAACGTTGAAGGAGTTTCTATTTACCGAAACCTTGCCGGTACTGGAGATCGTTTGGTTTATGTAAGTTCAAACGGAACATTAACTCCAGCAATTATTGGAAGTGGTTTATCTTTAGCATCGGGAACATTAACGGCAACCGGTACGGCTTCGGGATCAATTGGAGGTAGTGGAACAATTGGATATATTCCTAAATTTTCGGGAACGGCTGCGATTACTAATAGTAACATTCAAGATTCGGGTTCACTTATTACATTAGGTTCTAACACGTTTATTTCTTCTGGTGGTTTAGGTATTGGTTCTGCAAGTTTAACTGGTGTAAGTTTATTCTTAGGTAAAAATATTACCGGGTCAACTACAGCATATGGAATATATCAAGCTGGTACTGTTCAAAGTGATGTTACCTCTATTGCAATGGGTTATAATAATACATTACTAACTCAAGCAACTACATTTACTTTATCTGAATATAGACATTATTTTGCTCAACAAAATGCTTTAGGAAGCGGTTCTTCAATTACTACTCAATATGGATTTCAAGTCGGGGCAAGTTTGACTGGAGCTACTAATAATTATGGATTCTACGGAAATATTCCAAGCGGTTCAAACCGTTGGAATATCTATATGAATGGAACGGCTAATAACTATATGGCTGGTTCTTTGGGAATAGGTAGTACGGGTTTAACGGGCTATTCTTTAATTGTTTCTAAATCAATAACAGGTGCAACAACTTCTTACGGAATTGTACAAACTGGAACAGTTCAATCAGATGTAACAAGTTCGGTTTCTGGTAATTTAAACCAATTAAACACTCAAGCAACATCATTTACCCTTGGTGGATATAACCATTATCTTGCTACGCAAGGAACAATAGGTGCAGGTTCAGTAATTACAGAACAAAATGGATTTTATGTTTCAAGTACTCTAACTGGCGGAACATTTAACTATGGATTTAGGGGAATGATTAATAGTGGCGGAAGTAGGTATAATTTATTTATGGATGGTACTGCCGATAATTATATTGCTGGCTCATTAGGTATTGGAACAACTACATTAACTGGTTACGTTGTAAACATTGCTAAAAACATTACGGGTGCAACAACATCATACGGAGTAAGAAGTCAAGGAACGGTTCAAAGTGATGTAACAACATTGGTTAGTAATTACGGTTCATTAATGAACACGGCTGCTGCTTCATTTACCTTGACTGATTTTGTTCATCATCGTTCAATGCAAGGTACAATAGGTTCGGGAAGTGCAGTGACTAATCAGTATGGGTACTTTGCCGATTCTTCGATGACTGGAGCTACTAATAACTTTGGATTCTACGGAAATATTTCTTCAGGTTCAAACCGTTGGAATATTTATATGAATGGAACTGCTAAAAACTATTTAGCTGGTGTATTATCTATAGGAACTAATACGCCAAACGCCTCCGCATTGCTTCAAGTAGATTCAACAACACAAGGAGTTTTATTCTCAAGAATGACAACTACACAAAAGAATGCAATTTCTTCCCCGGCAACGGGATTAGTTGTCTTTGATACAACACTTGGAAAATTATGCGTATATTCTACAACTTGGCAGACAATTACATCAGTTTAATATGGCAAATAAAAAGATTAATCAATTAGTTACAAAATCAGCCATTGGTACTTCCGATTTATTTATGATCGGGGATGCCTCAACGGGGCAGTTATACAAGAAAACCATTGCTGATCTACAAGCCACAATAACCGGTTCGATTTCGGGAAGTGGTTCGGGTGGTTATATTACCAAATTTACTGGATCTACTGCCATTGGTAATTCGGTAATGTACGAAAGTTCTTCACGCATAGGAATTGGAACAACCACACCAAATTATATTCTTTAAGTAAGGCCATATTCAAATTTAAACTTTGCGATTGGCTATGGCGATTGGGTGACTACTGGTGATTCAATTATGTTTAAATCGATTAACGATGCAAACAACGCAGTAACTCCAATTATTTTTAACGGATCTAAAATTGGTTTCTTTAACGGAGCAACTGAAAAGGTTTCAATTCAAAATTCGGGCCATTTATTAGTAGGTCAAACTACTGATGATGCTTATGCTTTAGATGTTGCTGGAACCATTCGTGCCACGGTGGATATTGTAATAACTTCCGATAAAAGACTAAAAGAAAACATTGTTATCATTGATAACGCACTTGATAAGGTATGTGCTTTAAATGGGGTTTATTACAATCGTATTGATATTAAAGACGGTTCACGAAAAATTGGATTTATTGCTCAAGATGTAGCAAAGGCGGTGCCTGAGTTAGCAACATTAGACTTTAAGGGAACCTATGGAGTAAATTATAGCATTGCCACGGCTTTACTTGTGGAGGCAATCAAAGAATTAAAGGAAGAAATTGAAATTTTAAAGGCTAAATAATGGCATTACCATCATCGGGTACAATTTCATTAACTGATATAAAGGCAGCGATTCCTTCATCATCCAATTCCTTAAAACAATTGTCAATAGATGCCGGATTTACAACTACGTTTAATATGTCTCAATTCTATGGATATAGTGGAGGCCCAGTCGTATCATATCCACAAACCTATTACGTTCTAAAATAATGGCATATTCAAGCATAAGTGATGCGAGGACAAAATTAATCAATCCCGAAACTCAACAAGATTCGGCGATTTTATATGCAAACAATAATTTGCTTGATAACACAACAATTTTTTACACTAATCCTGGATTAACAACTTTAGCA